GGCCAGATCGTCGAACTCGGCAAGCGCCTCAACATTAACACGACCGGCTTTCTCGTTCCGCTGGACGCGCTCACCCGTGCTCTCGGCACTCAGGCCATTGCTGGTGCATCCGGACAGCTTGCCATCACTTCGGAAGCTGCGGCCGTGGCAAGCATCACCCGGCCGGAAGTGATCGAACTGTTGCGTAACCGTCCGCGCGTCCAAGCTCTCGGTGCGCGTGTTCTGGGCGGCCTTCAAGGAATTGTACGATTGCCGCGTCAGTCTGCGGCTGGCACATGGCAGTGGCTTGGAGAAGGCGCAAATACCACGCCCAGCGACCTCAGCATGGACTTTGTTTCCGTCCAGCCGCGCAGGGGTAGCACGCAGAGCGCGGTTGACATCGAACTGTTGGCCAGTACGTCACCGGACGTTGAGGGTCTGATGCGTGCGGACTTCAACCGTATCCGTGGACTTGGCATCGATCTGGCATCTTTGGTTGGACCTGTGGGCGGACCTGGCCCAGTTGGTTTGATGAACGCGACGGGCCTGGCGCTCATCCCTCCCAGCGGAACCACGATGGCGAGCGGCGGAAAGGCGCTGAGCTATCAGGACTACATTGCGTTTGAGACGGCAACATCCGCCGCAAATGCGGACGCCGCGACATCTGGATGGATGTTGACGCCGGAAACACGCGGGTTGGCAAAGGGCACTCAGAAGTTCCCCGGAGCCAATGCGGAGCCTATCTGGAAGGAAGGCCCCAAGGATCCCAGTGGCCTGGAAGATGGGCCGCTCGGTTACAGGGCTGGTGTAACCAACCAGCTCCCGAAGAATGGTACCGCAAGCGGCGTTACCGGGGCCGTGCTGCATACCGGAATCTTCGGCGATTGGTCGCAGCTCATTCTGGCGGATTGGGGCGTCGTGGAGGTGGTGTATGACCCGTATACCCAGGCCGGTGCTGGAGCCATTGTGCTGACGATGCGCTCTCTGCATGACACCGCTGTTCGCCATATTGCGGCCTTTGCGGCCTCGAACAAGATCGCCGTCGCCTAAGCCTATCTAAACATTAACCCTCCGCTCTATGCCGCTTAACCTCGCAGCACAGAGCGGAGGCCCAACAAGTAGCGCATCTCGCACACAGAAAGGTATTGCATGTTGAGTATGAATTCCAAGCCTGCTCAGGTTGAGGCTGTCCTTTGCATGGACATGCTCATTAACGGTGAAGAGTGCGCGACCGGCGAAGTGGTTGAGCTGAGCGCGCGCGAATTCAAGTACCTCCACACGTACGACCGTGTTCTTCCGGCCACGGAGAAAAACGTTGCCGCCATTCGTGCCCAGGTGAAGGCAAAGAAGCAGGCAGCCGAGAAACAGGCCGCCGCCGCCGATGAACTGGGTACAACCAAAGCTCAATTGGCCCTGGCTCTGGCCCGCATCGTGGAGCTGGAGAAGGGAGCCAAGTAACCCATGTTTGGTGATTCCGACTTGCCCGTATTCTTTGGAGACTTCGGAAAACAGTCTCTTGTGGTTTGGAATAACGAGCCGGCCGTCAACGGAATCTTGGATCAACACACGGATGTGTTCTCGCACGGCGGCGGCCCCGGTGGAGTGGAGCGCAATATCAAAGTTCTTCAGATTCCGTACAACGCGTTTAGCGCGGCTCCCAAGCCGCGTGACCCGATCACGGTGGGCGGTGTGAATTACACCGTCCATTCGTTACCAGAGCAAAGAGACTTGCAAGTGATCGAGCTGTACTTGAAGCGCGCGTGAGGTTATCCGTGATTACCAGAACCAGTAATAGAATGCTGTCTCCTGACCGTGAGGAAAGCTATGAAAAGCGTGAACAAAGTTCTTCTGTTGGGCTACATTGGCCAACCACCGGAAGCCAAAGCGCTCAGCAAAGGTGGAACGTTGCGGACGGAGGTCTCTCTAGCAACGAACGACAGGTACAAACAGGGAGACGAATGGAAAGATAGAACGGACTGGCACACCGTTTTGTTTTATGGGCGTCTGGCAGAGATTGCGCGCGACTATCTACACAAAGGCTCGAAGGTCATGGTTGAGGGGCGCATCCGCAATGACAGTTGGGACGACAAGGACTCGGGCCGCAAGCAGTACCGGACGCGGATCGTGGCCACAGATGTGACGCTCCTCGACTCCCGTGATAACAGGCCGCCGGAGCCCCCGGCAGAAGTAGACGAGGAGGACGTTCCGTTCTGATGGCCAGCAATGTGACTGTATGGACTCAAGCTGCCAGCAACTACCTAGCGGCCCTTAATGAAGGGGGGTCACCGGCCGTTGTGTGGCGCACGCGCTTCGAGCCAATCAGCGCGGATGAAGCGGTAGCCGGAGCTCTCAATCTATTTGCCACCAAGGTTGCTGTACGCTACGACGGAGCGAACGACTCGGCCAACATTGAAGCAAAATTCACGGTGCGCGGAACCGTTGCGGCGACCGATGAGGTGGACGTTGCGGCTGATCCGCTTGTCTTGTGGGCATGGAAGCAGCTTCGCAAAGATGCATCATTAGGCGGCGTGGTGCTGGATGCACGCGTTGAAGACGTGGAAATCGGATACATAGACAAGAACCAATCCGACGAAATTTGTGTGGATGTAACTATCTGCGTTGAAGTGGAAGTAGATAGGAACGATCCATCGATCAACAAAACGTACCTGGGAGGGTAAGACGACATGCCAACCGTAACGCCACACAAGTTACAGGGATACAAAGCGCAGTTGCAGTACACGCCCAGTGGCGGCGGGGCTGCTGTCACTGTTGCTGGATTGAAAGAGGTGGAGGGAGGATTCAAGGCTGACGAATTGGACGCCACAGACCACGGTAATAACGGGTGGAAGTCGCGTCTCATTGGCTTGCTGGATTTTGAAGGCTCCGCCAAGCTGGACTACATCACGGGTGACACCTCGCAGCAAGCGCTACGCAGCGCGATTCTCAACTCGACGCCGCTCGCCATCACTCTGTTGCCTGAAGTATCCATCGGAGAAGATTCCTACGTCGGTTCCGTCATCATCACGGATTTCAAGTGGGACGGGAAGAACACTGACCTGCAAGGCATCCAGATCACAATGAAGGGCGCAGGGCCGTTTAGCATCCAGGCGCAGCAGTAATTTGCGACGGGAATCTCACGGACACGCCTTCACTGTGAGAGTTTGAGGGAAGGGCGGCTCATATATTGGGCCGCCCTATTTTTACAAGTGAGGAAAGAGATGATTGACAAGACACCGATCTATGTTGACTTTGACCGCCGGCGTGAGTTGTCCATGAACCTCAATGCGGAAATCCTGATTCGCAATACGGCGGAACCTGGCTCTGCGCTATGGCAGACTATTGGCGTAGAGAAGGACCAGAATACCGGAAAAGATCGCCGTACGCTTGATGTGAACCTGGACAATCTCAAGGTTTACCTGTGGGCGATGCTTCAGGACGACGCCAAGAGGCGCGACGAAAAGCTCACCGTCGAAGACGTGGGGCAGATGATAACCAAGCGCAAATGGGTAACTCAGGCCGTGGTTAAGATCACAAAGGCCTTAGCCGCGTACTACGGTGACGAACAGGGGGAAGCAGAAGCCCCGTCCGGAAAGTAGGCACGGGGCGTACGAAGCGCACTAAACCGTGGACGTGGGAAGACGCTTTCCGCGTTGTGTGCGGCGAGATGGGACTGTCTCCTGCGGAGTTTTACCGCCTGCAATATTGCGAGTTAGTGCTCCTGTTGGATGGATACAGGGATCGCCTGAAACACGAAGCCAGACGGGCGCGCATTGAATCAGCATGGCTGGGGCACGTCTATCTGCTGCCACACACGCCAAAGGATGCTAAGCCCATCACTCCGTCACAGCTTCTAGAGAAGCCGAAGCGCAGGATGCCAATGAAGACGTTTGCGTCGCCGATAGCGGCGTTCGATGCGTTCTTTACGGCATACTCCAAACAGGAGCATAAACAAGATGCCCAATAGTGTGGTTGTAGTTGTGGCCGGAGACGACAAAACCGGCGAGGTATTCAACGCGGTAAAAAAGCACCTAGATGAAACCAAGGCAAAGGCGAAAGAAACGTCTGATTCCTTAGGGGAGATAGGTGAGACGTTGAAGCATGGCCTCGAAGCGGCCGGCATTGCCTTTGGCGCAAAGGAAATAATTGCTCAGTTTAGAGAGGTAGTAGCTGGAGCAGCGGAGTATGGTGAGACGATCAGTAAGGCCGGAGAGCGTACTGGTATCGCTGCGGGAACGCTCTCCGTGCTTCATTATGCCGCGTCTGTCACTGGCACCGATTTTGACAAGCTCTTGATGAGCGCCGGCAAGATGGGAAAGAATCTCGCAGATGCAGCGGACGGGAACAAAAAACTTGAGGCGGCATTTAATCAGGTTGGCGTCACTGCCCGTGACGTTGCAGGTCGGCATGATGCGGTCGATGTTGTCCTCCAGCATCTTGGCAAGACACTCTCCGAAACTACCGCTCCGGCGCGTCGGCTTCAAGTTGCCGGTGATCTACTAGGCAAGAGCGGTCAAGCTCAAATACCCGTACTGATCGAATTGGCGGAGCACTTTGATGAACTGAAGAAAAAGACCCAGGACGCGGGCGTCTATATGGATCAAATGAGCGCCCAGGAACTGAAGGAGCTTAACGCGAAGATGCGCGATATGGAACAGCGCACCATGGGCGCGAAGATTGCTTTTGCTGAAGGACTTTCGCCCGCTCTGGAAGGAATCATCACGGAGTTCACAGCTACAACTGGAGGTACAAATATCTGGACCACTGCTGGCCGGCAAGCAGGTTTGGTCGCTATAGAAGTTGCCACCGCGTTCAAGTGGCTTGCAGATTTTATGCGCGAATCAAAGGACGAATATATCAACCTAAGTAGCGCAGTGAATGCCTTTGACTACAATATCGGTTCGAAATTCAACTGGACTAAACGGTATCGCGATCAAGAAACGGCGAGACGAGATGCTGCCCTCCAGGCGATGCATGACTCCAGAGCAGACCACGATAAGATGCTTGCGCAGGAGTCCAAATTCGTAGCGGATATGAGGCAGGTTGAGGGCCAACTCTTGAATCCAACCGCTCCCAAGGTCACTCCGCCAGAGGGTGGCCATGATGGCGATGGGCAGGGCTGGAAGGGAGGAGGGATTGCAACAGACGATGCCAAATTGCGCGCTCTACAGGAAGCAAAGGAGCACGCCGCCGCTGCGCATCGCGTGCTGATGGATGCGTTGGCCAAGTCTGATGAGGTGAGGGCGCGCACTCAGTTACAAACCCTACTTGAAATCAATGACGAATTGCATAAGCAGGGGTTGCGCGCAGAGACGGAGTATCTAGCGCAGAAATCACAGCTTGAGGAACAGCAATTTAACACTGAGCGCGCCCTGCTAGGCAAGGAACAACGAGAAATGCTCAATCAGATTGCGCAGCTTGAGAATGTCCGTCCGAAGAACGAGAAGGGCAGGCTGGAGACTCAGGCAAAGCTTAATCAGCTTGAAGCCCAATACCTTGCCATCTGCGACAAAGTTACAGAACTTGACGAGCGCCGCGCCAAAGCCGCGCGTGAAATTGATATAGCCATGGCCAACGCACGGATCGACCTGCCACAGCAGACTCCAGACCTGGCCGGCATCTTTGGGTCCAAAAGGCCCAACGTGGTGCTGGGCAAACAGCCGTTTTTTGATCCGGCGGCTGTGGAGGGTGAAGCGGAGAAGTTTGCCCACGGAGTGTTTGATCCACTATTCAACCTTGGGGAAAGGTGGGATCAGCAATGGAAGCAAATCCGCGAAAATATGCTCAAAGATTTAGGGCAGTTCATGGAGAGCCATCTCTTCGGCATGCTCTTCGGTGATCCGCAAGGGCGGGGTGGTAAGGGGTGGAACGGAATGAGTTGGGAAGGCAACACGACAAACCCACGCTCCGGCCTTCAGGGCAACGCTAATGGTATCGTCGGCGGCCTTTTAGGCAGATTTCTCCATCGAGGCAGTAACGTGTCATCTAACGGCGGTGTAGGCTCAGGAGCTGGGACTGTGCCTACGGCTGCGGCGAGCTTAATTCAGACGGGAAATAGCGCTGGCGCAAATGGCGGCATTCAGGTTGTGCTCAATAACACCGGAGCACCGCTCCAGGTTAGCCAAACGCAACATCAGAACGACGGAGGTGAGCAGCAGGTAATTCAAATCATGCTCAAGCAACTTGAAACCAATGGCCCTGTGGCTCAGGGTATTATGGGGATTATGGGGTCTCTCTAACGTTTGAAGCGTATTGCTGATCCAAACGCTTTGGCTAAGCGATAACTGGATCCTGGTCCGCTTGGGGTGGGAACCTGTATTGGAACAGCATGGGAAATCTCAGTAATGGGCGTGGTGGCGGTGTTTTTTCCAGACGCCGCCCATGCTAGGGCTACAACCCAACCCACGAATGTCCAGCCTAGAAAAATATTAATTATCGCTATAGCTGCGAATGACTTAGCGGAGCGGACGCGCGCTACTATGACCGGCATAAAATATAGAATGACAAAAACCGCAACCAAAATCAGATGTGAAGGTAAGAATAGATCGCCCATGAACGCAATCTCCAATGCTCAAATGTTGTTCAACAGTATACCTCGCTCCTTGGCGATCAAGATGTGACGCGCAGCCCCTTTGTCATGATACGCCGCCAAGTTTCCTTCCAGCAATCCGGGAAAGCGCGCTCCACCGCAGTGCGAACAGTCTTTTCCATATCGAGTTTTGGATCGATCCTGGCTGCTGGGATCAGCAGATAGAACGGGTATGCGTCTCGGTCGGTCCAATATCGCCCCATGATAGCCTGATGTCCATCTCTCATTCTCTGAACGAAGAAAACAAATCCCTGCACCAGACGCTGGTTACGAAGGGAAGCTTGCTTTGTTCTCCGCGTAATGGCGGTATATCGTCCGCCAACTGCGCCGAGTAGATTGCGAGGTCTCAATTCTTGCGGAATTACCCCTGGAGCCAACTGCCGGAGGTATTTTGTTGGCACAGCAAGGTATTGGCGTCCTGCATGAGGAACCTTTTCCGCGCCCTCCTGCTGCGCAACTAGGTAATCAGGTGCGCCTGTGCTCCGGTTAGCCGTATCCGTGTGAACGTCTGCCTCGATCCGCTGTGTCTTTTTTTCGGCTGGCTTAATGCGGATGCCTTGTCGTGTGAAGCTGTTGCGGAGCGTGAATTTTCCGCTAAGGCTTCCCTGCACTGCCGCCTGGCCATCTTTGGCGCACCCGGTGAGCGTTGAAGCTAAGGCAAACGGCAGTTGTCTTTTCTGTAGATCATCCAGTCCGCTTACAACTCCCGACACATCCAAACCGACACGTAGCTTCATGTCTTCAAGTTAGCGCGGATTCCCTAAGTTGGGACACGCTGAACTTATGGCAACGGTCCCGCTCATCTTTCCATCACTATCACGCCAACCATCTATGGATTCTTCCAGGAGCATGGAGGATGACACGATCCGCGATCAGATGGAGAGCGGGTACGTTGCCACGCGTCCACGCTATACGCGCACGCGGCGAACATGGAAAGTGAATGTACGCAATCTCGTGGCGGAAGATATACGTGCGATAGATCAATTCGCTATGGTCACCGCCGCTCGCGGAGCGAATAGCTTCCTCTATCCCAACCTTTTGCCTAACGGTAGCTTTGAGTTGCCCGCTCCATCTGTAACCGCTGTAGCGCAGGGGTGGGGCATATCAAGTATGGTCGCGCAGGAGAGCGTTGATGTTACCACTTCAGTTCTCGAAGATGGGACACGCGCGCTCAGTTTCTCTACTGCTGCCGGACAATCTCTCCCAGCAAATTCCACTGTTACCGCTCAGGTGAGCACAGATCAACGCATATCGTGCGGTGCAGGCGAAGTCTATGTGTTTCGCGCATCTGCTGATGTAGTCCAGGGAACGCTAACCAACGGCATATTAGGTGGTGCTGTGACCGTTGTGTTCTTCGGGGTAAATGGCAATGTTCTCAGTACGCAATCCACGGCCGTTGCAGTCGGCGTCGGCTGGCAAGAAATCAATTTCCAATTCACTGTTCCGGCGAATGCAACGACGTTCGCAATCCAGCTAAGCACATCGCTGACTAATACGACCGTTGCCGCTATCCCTTTGGACGGATCAAGTTCGATCACTTGGGACGCACTAGGCTGCGCGCTGCGTATCCCTCTCACACCGTTTGGCCGCATGGCTGGAAGTCAATCGCTAGGCTGCCCGGTGCGCTTCAGTAAGTTGCCGGAAGCATCTGATGTTGGGGTTGGGCAGGGCGTGAAACGTTACGGCGTCAGCTTTGAGCTTACGGAGGTATAGATATGGCGGCAGGATACTCTCCGATGGCTGTCCTTTCATTGGCGGCCCAGCAAGACAAATCGAAACTCGCTTCGGGAGATGCATGGATTCTCCTGTTAGACCTTGTGTACGACAGTCTGCACGTACGCCTGGCGCGCAACATCGAACCGATCAATTTTGATGCCGGTGACGGTAACGGTATGCAGACCTATCAGCCGTTCAATTTTGAGCTCACGATTGAAGAGAGTTCATCGGCGCAGTTGCCGACGGTCATCATCAGTGCATCAAACGTGATGCGCATCCTGCAAGGATATATTGAGCAGTACGGCGGACTGGCAGGCGCAACAGCCAACCTCTATGTCTACAACACGGCGCACCCGGCAGGTGAGCCCGATTTGGCTTATTCTTGCACGGTGATGAAGACGGACTGCACGGCTGCCGTCGTATCGCTGTCGTGTTCTGCTCTGTCACCGATGCGCATGCTGTTTCCTAAGCATCTGTACCGTGCCAATTTTTGTATGTGGGTCAGTAACTACAAAGGGAAGCAGTGCGGCTACACGGGAAGCATCACCAATTGCGACGGAACCTATGATGGCACTCACGGATGTGTCGCACATAGCAACGCACAGCGCTTCGGTGCATTTCCGGGCATCGGAACCAACGGCATCGCCATCGCTTCACAGTTGTAATGGCATCGCTGGCACTGCGGTACAAGGAGAAAGGCATGGCGAAATATTTCTATTTGGAATGGGAGAGCCAGACAGATGAAGAGATCAAGACGTCTCCAGAAAAGGGTGAACTGATCGAGTTTGAGAGTGGATCGGACATCGAAAGGTTGCCGTCCTGTGTAGCTGAAGATGCCGCCAAAGATAGGTTTGACGATGCGGGAAGCGATTTAGCAGACCCGATGGTCTGGCCGAGAAAATTTCACCTCTACAACTCAGACAAGCAGTATGTCGGTTTGTTTTCGGTTGAGATGGAGTATTCGCCTGATTTCTACGCGCACAAAATGACGGAGTAGCGTCGCGATGACAAAAACCCTTCCATATTCGCTATGGTTTGATCTGCTTGGCAAGCCATACCGCGCTGGCGCACGGGGGCCTGACGCTTACGACTGCGTCGGGCTCATGCTGGAGATTGAGCGACGGCTAGGCTACACGATGCCACTGTGGGGTAGTCACGGTCGCAATCTAGAGGAGGCACTGACCTACTGGGAGCCGGTATATGACCCCGAGCCCGGCGATGGAATCTTGCTCGAGTCTGACGACACGCCGTGGCATATTGGTGTTGTCTGTTCGGAAGGGTGGATGCTACACGCTCACGCGTCGTGTGGAGTCGTAAAAGAGCGGTATAACGCTTGGCCGTGGCAAAACCGTATTAGAGGGTTTTACCGTGCCAGAAGAAACGACCAGCCAATCAGCTCTTGAGAATGTATCGATTATCTCTGTTCCCGATTCGCGCAATATCTACATGCGCAATGAGCTTACGCTGCGTAGCGTTCGCATTATAGAAATCCTCAATCCGTTCCGCCCCGGAGAGTGTGAGACTCGCGAAGTTACTGCCCTTGACAATGAGAGTCTGGGCGCGGTCGTGGCTCGTGTTGACCGGAACATAGAACGGTTCGATGCCAGCATCAATGGAGAACGCATCGCTACCAATGATGTGTGGCACACGGTAGTACATCCAGGTGATGAGGTGGTGCTGTTTCCAAGCGCCGGCCATGGAGGCCTTAAGTCCATCGGCATGATGATGATGGCATTGGCTGTTGGCCTCGTTTCTTGGGGAATCGGATTATATGTTGGCATTACTTATTTAGGGATGTCGTATGCCGCCTCCTCAATACTCGGTGCCGCTATCGGTATGGCGGG